GTCAATCCCACTTCTCTAGCTTTTTCCATATTAAAATTTGCGTCAAACTGCATTAAAGAATCATGTGCCATCTGTCTAGTATAGCGAGAGAAATTATCTCCTGTTCTTTGATTCAAATATATCTTTTGCAGTTCACTTATTGCTTCATCTACTTTGCTGTTCATTGAAGCTTTAAACTTATTTTCTTTAATAAAGTTAGTTAGTTCTTCTGCTTTTTCATTATCTGTAGAAGCATAGATTCCATTTATCTTTTGTTTTAGGTCTCTAACTATTTCATTAAAAGGTTTTCCAACTATTGTACTTTGATACACTTCATTCGCTAAATCATCTAAATATTCATTAGCTAGTGACTGGAATCCTTGAAATGTTTGTTTCTTCAGATTAGCAATAACTTCTTTATTGATATCCGTTAAAAACTTAAACTTCTTAGGGATAGGAAGTTCACCATAAATACCCAAGATGGTGGAAACTGCTCTATCGTATTCTCTAATATTGGTATCAATTGTTTTAGAGAATGTTTCTTCTATAAACTGTTTTAACTTAGGTCTAATCTCAATAGCGAGTCTAGTATCAAATAATTTACCTTGTCTTTTAGGTAAATCATTAACAGCATCAACTACTTTCTGTTCTAGCTGTTCTAGAGTTTCAAATAACCTGCGTTCATGATTGTCTGCAAGGTCATTGAGAATCTTGTCTCTAGTTCTAGTAAACCTGTCATTAAACTTTGCCATTAAACCTCAGGAATGGTTGCTGGTTCTGGTTCAGTTAAACCAAAGTCTCCTACAGTTGCATTTTGTTCAATCTCTTGATGAATTATATTAATAACTTCATCATCATCAATAACTTGAGATGCAATCTGTTTGTCAATCTCTTGCTGGAATGTTGAGCTTCTAATACCTGATGCTTTAGCAGTCATGAGATACTGTAAGTCAGAAGTCCAATCTCTCAAGTTGAATGAGTCTGGATATTTTATTTCTCCATCAAATTCTCTATCTTGCCACATAGCCCAAAACTTCCAAAGTTGTTCTTCAGCTAATTCTAATAAATCACCCTTCTCAGAAAGTCTCGCATTTAAAAGTTGAAATTCAGTTTCTAATGCCACTCCTGACTGGACACCAGTCGCTGTAGCTCTGACTGAACCCATGTGAGTCATTCTATCAATGGACTCAATCTTCGTGTTGATTGATTTCATGATAGCTTCTAAGTTAGCTCCACTCGGTTGTAACTGATAAGGCTTGAGAGCTGGGTTTAAATCTTCAGGTATTTGAACAACAGAACCTGCTCCTGCACTAGCTTGAACATTAGGTGTTTTCACTAAAGAAGGATGGTTAGAGATTCTAATTAATTGTTCAATCTCGGATAACTCATTGTAAATAGCCTTTTGCATTTCTGCAACATCTGACAAATCAGAGATACCAACACCCCTCTCAGGACTTCTTTGATTGTATAAGATAACTGCTGGAATCTTACCTAAAGGATTAGACATTTCTTCTACTAAAGTTCCTTTGTCATCATCAATCGGAAGCTTATAGGTTTTAATAGATTCTCTAGTCCAAATCTTAAAATAAGCAAACTCATTATCATAAGATTCTCTAATCTTCAGATAAGAAAGTTCGTATCTGCCATTCATCATTCTATCAAACTTCCAGTCATAAATATTCTCAGGAGTAAAAATAGAAAGATAAGGTCTAATCTCCATTCCTAATTCTTCTGCTCGTGTTTTTGCTTCTACTGGTGGCTTATCTAAAAGCATCCAACAATGTCCGTAAACAGACGAATAAACTTGTGCTTCTTTCATGATAGAGTCAAAGCTTCTACCATCTAAATCAGCATCTCTTAAAAAACTATCTAAAGCTTGGTCATTAACTAATGAACCAAATTCTCTTGTTGGTGGGATTCTAAAAAGGAAAGAAGAATATACCTGCACAATGTTTCGACAGTGGTTATCTATAGCAGTATTAGCTAATCTATCCTCATATTCATCATCTCTCTCAAGAACATACTTGGTTAGATACCCACCCATTTTATAATCAAAACCACCATAGTAGCTCCTGATAAAGAAATCCCATTTTTTATCATTAAGCTTATATTGCTTATGCGTTTTGACTAAATCATCTCTTTCCATTTAAATTAACTCCATCTCATTGGTTGCGAATAATCTTGTTCTTTCCTAATGGGGAACAGCATTTCAACTGCATACCCTAAGGCATCTGTTATATGGTCATATCCATCTTTGTCAGGAACAGAAGTTCCTTTTTTGTATTGGTGCTTTTCTAAAGCTGTTATTAAGTTCTTACACTTAGGGTCAATAAAAATATTTCTTTTCCCTTGTGAGTTCTTCAGTCTAGAATTAACTGCATTAATCCTGTCTCTGACTGCTGGATGTGCGTGTCTCACTTTAATCTTAAATCCAGCATTTTGTAAAATACTAATATCTGTTCTACCCCCTGCTGAAGTCTTTCTCTGATTACCTGCTGGGTCAGGGAAAACAACAATAGGATATTTATATCGGTTTTTAATTTCTTGAACCATTTCATCTGTATTTGATGAATATAAAATAATCTCATCAAAGATGTGTATTTGTTCTCCAATTAACTGGAAACAAACAGCACAAAAAGGTTCTATGTTGAAGTCCATACCAATTCCTATTGGCATTTCTTTCAATTCTATTTTCTTGACTGATTCTTCTCTATCAAAGTTATAATAGATAGCTCCAGCAAAGGTTTCAAAACTTGCTTCGTATTCCTGTCTAAAAGTTCTTTCATCTAAATCTTCTTTAGCCTGAATGATTTCGGACTCAGGAACTTGCCCACCTTGAACTGTTGTGAATCTAAATGAATCCCAATTATCTTCACTTAGACCTCTGACATACAAGTCTCTAGACCAGTTCCCAAATCCTTGAGGAGTAGAGCAGAATAAAACTTTCCCTAAGGTGTCCGAAACAACAGGTCTTAATACTTCTGTCCAAGCTCTTTCGTCTATAAAGGCAAATTCATCCATCACTAAGAAATGAACTTTTCTACCTCTGAGATTGTCAAACTTCTCAGCACCTTTAAATTCTATGATTGAGTCATTCTTCAGAACTATCTTTAGTTCTGTCTCATTGATGTATTTGACCCAATTTAATTCTATTAATCTTTTCTTGGTTGGTTCAAAACCAATAGTCTTACTCATCTTGTAAGTAGGACTCACAAACCAACATATTTGCTCAATTGGAGATGCGTGTTTAATTAGCTCTCTAATCGACACATAGGATTTACCACTGCGTCTCCCAGCAATTACTATTCTGAATCTTGCTTTAGACTCTACAACTTTTCTTTGAATGTCGGTTAATGGCACTCTTACAACTTAAAGCCTTTTTTCCAACTTTCAATAGCCCAGTAAACTGGTGTTAAATTCTTTTGTCCTCTGACTTTGGATAGGATTGGTTTAAATCTAGCCATGAAACTTCTTTGTCTTTCAGGAATATTTTTTTTAATGGAGAGGTTGGGGTCACCGAATCTGACCTTCTTGACATTACCAGTCTTTCTGTCTTTGACATAGACTGCAAACTTTTTTGATTGGCTAGGTGTTCTAAAGGGTTTGTTGAGTTTAACTTCTCTACCTTGATATTTTGCCATTATCTTCCTTGACCTATATATTTTTTAAAACTTCTTCTTTTGTGTTTATTCATTGAGGAAGTAGATATTCTTCCATCACCAATGGTAGTTTTTTTATCTACATGAACTAAAGAAACAGGACTATTCTGCTGTTTTTTAGCCATTAATCATAATCTTCAAGGAATAAAGCAAGTGAACCAGATACAGCAGTTGTTGCGTCTGCTTTTGCTCTTAATTCAATATCTGTTTTTTCTTCAACTACGAATGGGATAACAAATGTTTCAAATAAAGGAACACCAAAGGTTGATTGGAAACCAATCGTATTCCAGACATTACCATTCGTAATCTTTTTAGTCATAATCTTCGCTTCTATTTCTTTTTGCTTAGATGAACCTATAGATGCTTGAACAATATACCCTCGCTTATTAGCAGGGATTGTATAAATAGCAGATAAACTAGAACCATATTCTGGAACAACTGTTGC